CCCGCCATTCCCAGATTGGTGTTCATGGGAGGTGGAGGTGGCATAGAAATCCCACCCATGAGGCTGGAAATATCAAGTCCCGGACCCTTCATCTCATATTGGCCAGTGCCACCGACGGGTGCATCGACTGCTGGGCCGTCAGTGTTCCGGGTCGTATTCTGAACGGCGCTCATCATACTCTTAATGAGATCGGGGTTTTGCTTCATGACATCGTTCATATTGGGCATCACCGATTTGAACATACTATTGGTAAGATGGAACATCATAGCAGAGCCACCGAGCATCATAATCAGCTTGACCTCTGGGGCGATATTCACCTTGGATCGGTACTTCACATAGAGTTCTTCAAAGACACCATCATAGTCATCCACATTTTCCATAACAGACTCAGACCAACCCTCTAACTGAACCTCAAATGGGTTATACCTCTTGTTCAGGAACTCGAGACCTGTTACACAGGCGACGAGCATTCGCCTAGAAAATCGGACAGACTGTTCGACATCTATACTGTACGTAATCCTCTTCACTTCAGAACGAAGTTCATCAACATTCGAATACGCATTCAGGCGCTTATTCACAGCAAAACCCTTCTTCTCTAACCGACCAAGTTTATTAATCAAATCAGCCTTCTCTTCATCAATAGATCCATAACCTTTTGAAGGTTGCTCATCCTGCTGACCAGAACCCATGTTCATGTCATCATCAAAAAAGGTTGGTTCATCCTCACCATAGTCAATCTCCTCGTCATCACCCGGTGGGGGTGGAGCATTCTGCTTATTAGGGTTCGCGAAAGCATCCATCGCTTCTTGCTGCATCTGGGGTGCGGGTCTGGACATATGGTTCGTGGGTCGTGGAACACGCTGAGGACGAGGAGCCGATATTTCAATCTCATCCATCAGGGCCTGTTCATCTGCATCTAGTTTCATCACATTTGGGGATCCTCGATCGATTACAATTTCTTCGTCCATCTACTCTCTATATGGAAACTAAAAAAATACCTTTAACGCAGTTTAGAAAAAATATATTGGTCTATTATAAATGTTTAAGCTTAACCAGCAGAACCGCAACGCTCTCATGTCCATCGCCATTTTATTGGTGATCATTTTTGCCCTGAGTGCCAACAAGAATATCAGCAACTACCAGCCCATGCCTATTATTATCAAGACTGTGAATGAAAAGTCCATGTTTGATCTCGAGAACAAGATCGAATGTGCCCCCGGTCAAGGTAAGGAGGGAAGTGCTTACACCACAGGTCTCACACCCGGTGGTGTTTGCGGTGCTCAACAGCTTGTCGGTGAACATGCTGGGTATGCCATCGAAGATGGAATTGGTGGATCTTTAATCTAAGCTAACTATAAATGGCGACCCCAGATCTCAACTATGAATATCACACCATCACGATCGATTCGATTGGTCAAAGTAGTGCAAACACCTTCACATGTTATCTTCAACAACCACTGAAAAATGTTGTTCAGGCTAAATTATTGGGTGCTCGTATTCGAACAACTACTGCTACAGAACACTGTTATGTCTCAATAGATGAACTCGATTCTATTTTTTCTGATCGTGCATCCAATGTACTGACCGGTCAGGCTTCTATGAGCGTTCTTAGAGGTTCTTTTGCTAGTATCGTATCCGATTCTTCTACTGTAGTCAAGTTTAAAGATGAGTATCCGATTTTCACTCAGTACATAGACCCCATTCGCCGTTTAGATCGATTTAATGTTACAATTCGTAATCAGGATGGTAACACAATCGTTCGTTCGACCGCCTCGGATAAAAATGTTTTAGTCCTCCGATTCATGTGTAGGAAAAGTAATATGTAATTTTCTCTTTATAAAGTAAACGATGTCCGCTGGTATCACTCAACTTATTGCCGTTGGTGCCCAGGATGAATATATCATGGGTAAACCTGAGATATCGTTTTTTAGTTCAGTCTTTAAACGACACTCCAATTTTTCACAATCCATCGAAAAACAAACGATCCATGGAAGTGTGAAAAGTAATTCTATGTCAAGTGTCCAGTTCGAAAGAACTGGTGATCTTCTCAGTTATGTCTATCTGACGATGGATGACAACACACAAGCTCTCGATTCGCAAAGGTGGGATAACATCATCGAGAAAGTAGAGCTTCTGATAGGGGGATCTGTAATTGATACACAAGATTCTGTATTTACCGAAAATATCGCCGTGGATACATTCGCACAAAACGTATCTAGAAGTGCTCAAGGTACACACCCGGGTATCTCTGCTCGATCATTTTTTTACCCTCTCCGCTTTTTTTTCTGTGAAACACCACAATCAGCCCTCCCATTGGTAGCCCTCAATTACCATAATATAGAGCTCCGCATTTATTGGGGACCAGATGTCACTAACAAAAATATAGAAGTGTTTGCAAACTACATCTATTTGGATAATGAAGAGCGTGGAAACATAGCTTCTCGTAAACACGATATGTTAATAACCCAAGTTCAAAAGAACATTGGTTCTGGGACAACTCTCCAAGAACTCACATTTAATCACCCTGTGAAGTATTTAGCATCTTCTAATACAACAACAAATAGTGCTCTTACTTCACCCACAAATAGGGTAAAACTCAGTATTAATGGTATGGATGTTGGAAATTATAGATGGGGAAAACCACATTTCATTGATGTGACACATTACTACCACACTAACTTTGTGGCCTCCCCCGATTTTTTCTTGTATCCGTTTTGCCTTTCTACGAGCTCCCATCAGCCCACTGGTACACTGAATTTTAGTCGGTTAAGTTCAGCCAAAATCACGAGTGAGACCATGAACATCACTGACTCTATATATGCCGTAAATTACAACGTGTTACGCATCGAGAATGGTATGGCGGGACTTCTTTATGCAAATTAAAATGACATTCTATATTAAATGGTCAAGAACTTGCCGACCGTGGAACGTTCCACGAAAATTAGATTCGGTAAAAATTGTACCAATGACCAGGCAGAAAACACGATTGTGTTTAATGCGAGTGAAGGGGAAATTGATACACCTTTTACGGATTCTGTATACATAACACCTCTACGTTTACGTACGGATCTGTCGGATAGAAATATTAGTGTACTGGCGTACAATCAAGTGACGAAGGAAATGATGGACTCTGGTGCAGTTGCGGAAGATATTCTTAATTTTACACTCGAAGCGGCCGTGATTAACGGGAATGTTACATCAAATATAGTTTCTTTTAATAATGCAATCACCTCCGCCACAACACTTTCGAATGTTGGCATCTCTAATAATTTACCAACTGATACACTTTCTGTTGGTTCTAAAGTGTTTGTAAATCAAACCGCATCTAATACAGTGCGAATTTTAGGGAGTACATATATACAAAATAATTTAGTAGTCGATGGAGATGCAACATTTAATGGACTGGTCACAACTTTACATTCTAATAATACTGTGATACGAGATGCGATATTGGAAATTGGTAAAGATAATGTGGTTGGGGATGCGTCACTCGATCTAGGTTTTGTGATGACACGCCCAGGTTCAAATATTGCTTTGGGGTACCTAGAAAGTTCGAATGAATTTGCGATTGGATACACACAATCGAGTGCCAATCATCATACGATTACACCTCTCACAACTCAAGATATTAACGTCCACGTGTACGGTCAAATTTTCACGGAATCAAATGTTGGTATTATAAATACGAGTCCCATACACACTTTAGATGTGGGTTCAAACCTCTTTGTAGATGAATTTGGTTCAAATATTTTGGTGGTCACTGGTAATACAAGTATTTCCGCCGACTTGACCGTTGACGGAGATACTTTATTCGTAGATTCGGGTGTTGATAAAGTGGGTATTAATACATTGACCCCATCCGCAGAACTTCATGTCGTCGGTAATGTCTATGTGACTTCTAATTTAACGGTTGACACAAATACACTTCATGTAGATGTTGAATCAAACCGAGTTGGTATAAATCAAATCAATCCTACAAAAGATCTCGATGTAAATGGAACAATCGCCGCTACTCGGCGCGTGGATAATTCTGGGTATGATCGTTTACTCATAGGTACAGATACGGGTGCTACCATTCACCCAAGTTCGAACGCACATCTCATTTCTTTGGGGTACCGAGCTGGTTATGAACACCAACAATCCAACTCTGTAGCGATTGGTTATCAAGCGGGTAGTGTCACACAAGCAGAGTCTTCCATAGCCATTGGTGAAAGATCCGGTGAAACCAATCAAGGTTTTAATTCTATAGCCGTGGGTAAGAAAGCAGCTTTTCAAAATCAAGCTGCGTATTCTATCGCCATCGGTGAAAACGCCGGTGGTCAAGATCAAGCAGATAATTCAATCGCTTTAGGTAAAGATGCTGGTAGCCAAAATCAGGGTCAGAAATCCATCGCTATTGGTGATGGTGCGGGTAAGTTTAATCAAGGTGAGGGTGCCATAGCTATAGGGTATTACGCGGGATACCCAACGGGTCAAGCTGCTGGATCTGTTATCATAAATGGTGGTACAGATGCGGCGGGGTTTAATAATTCAACCACACAAAATGCACTTTTTATAAATCCGGTGAGGAACGTGAACAATTCGAACATTCTAATGTATAATGCCGGGTCGAAAGAATTTACATATGGAAACACTATTGAGAACAATGTTCATATTTCTAGAAACCTGACCGTAGACACTGATACTCTATTTGTAGATTCATTCACGGAAAGTGTTGGTATTAACAATGCTTCACCGGATGCCAACCTCCATGTGGTTGGTAATGTCTATGTGAGTTCCAATCTTACCGTGGATCTAAATACTCTCCATGTAGATACAAACAAACATTTTGTTGGTATTGAAACGAATTTTCCCGATGCTACTCTTCACTTAATGGGTAACGCCTATATTTCCGAAGATCTTACTGTTGATACAGACACTTTACACGTTGACTCTACAACAAATTCTGTCGGAATCGAGACAAAGACACCCGACGCCAATCTCCACGTGGTGGGTAATGTTTACGTGTCGTCAAACTTAACAGTCGATACGGATACATTCCATGTGGACACGACGACACATAGTGTGGGAGT